CAGGTCGAGCATATCCTTACGTCGTGCGGCATAGTACCACCGGCGCTGCCGCTCACTGGCCCACTTGACCGGCTGGTGCGATGGCCCCGGCTTGCGGCTGAGCGTGTTTTTCAGTTCCTCGGCAACCTTGACGCCTGCGCGCTCCCCGACCTTGTTCACCTGCGGTCCGGTCAGGTTGGCGATGGCCTGCTGTAGCTGGTCTAGGCTGGTGAAATCAACGTCCGGCATTCATCGCCTCCAACGTTTGGGCCCTTACCCATTCCGCCTCATCGATCCATCCCTGTATTGTCTCTTGTGGCGCCGCCGTGAGCGTCGTACCACATCTACAACCCGGATGCGCTGGCGGACCGTCCGGGTACTCTGCCCGCCAGTCCTCCTCTGGATGCTGGTTCAGCGGGCCGCAGATGTCGCAAACCAACTCATCATTCTGTGTTTGCCAGATTCGCCTCATCTGTAGCCCCGTCTGGTTGACCTGTCGCTGTATTTCATTCGTCGCCGCTGCGTATGATCGCGTCGTCTCTGTCGTGGCGATCAGCTCCGCCCGCACTGGGCCGAATGCTGGTTCTAGCAGTTTGCGGATGTCCCCTTGCGTCATCCCTGGCGTCTCGATGAATGATTGCACGACCTCACTAATCTGGCGTCTAGTTGTCTCAGTCAATCCACGTACTAGCTCATAGCTGTACTCTCTGGCCCATCTCAGCGCATCGGTATTGATAATGGTCGGATCAAATACAATCCCCACATCCGCCGATGTACTGAGTGCCTGGCCTACCACCATCTGAGCTAGTTCAGGCTGCACCGCTGCACGCAACTCTGCGGCCATCCCATCATAGTCAAACTCAGCGCCACGCCTCACGGCCCGCTCGGCCTTATCGAGGTAATCCTTCATCACCGCCTGGATCTTGCGCTTGATGCGCCGCTCGGCTGCTGCGCGTGCTGTCCAGTCTACCTGTTTCAGAAATGAGAACGCGCCCTCGACGCCCACCACATCCATAGCGGCCTTGATCTCTACATCCAACCACTCTGGGATTATGTCACTGTTAAACTCGCACGGCTTCCCGCGCTTGGTGGCTTTGTCGCGCCACCTCGCTAGTTCTGCAAAGAGACCCGGTGGCGGCCCCACTCCGGGGCCAGTGCTTTTGGGGCCGCTCGATTCTCTATGTTCTCTGCTACGTCACCAGGGTTGCCCATCCCCTCATCATCGTTGCCGTTGTCCTGGCTATTGTTCGCCTGCAACAGCTGCGGCGGTGTCCGTTCCTCTGGCGTAAACGATTCGTCCAGCTTGGGCATATCGCCCATCACGAGAACGGTATTGACCACCCGCCTGTATTCATCGACACTGATCACATTGTCGTCGTATGCCGTAGACATCACGCCCGACACGTAAAATGCGGCGCTCTCTGCCTTGGCGATCTCCATTCGCTGGATCGCCTCAACCTGATTGGGCTTGAATGAGATACGCAGACCGAGCGGATTGAATAGTTGCTTGTCCAGCGTCGGCCCAAGATGCACCTCAAGACGTGGGATAAGCGCCTGGTCCCACAGCTCATACTCTAGCATCTCACGCTCTGACCGATTCGTCTTTGTCTCCCCAAGACCAGGCGGGATCATATGCGCTGCTAGAATCTGGTCGCGCTTGGTCCGCTCCAGGTCGGGCATCGCCAGATCACCGATGGGAGGCGAGATTACCTTGGCGTTGAGTCCCTTTCTCAGGACCATCACCTCCCACACGTTACGGATGCCCCCAAGCGCACGCTTCCAAACTTTCTTTATCTCCTTGCGATCGCTATCCTTGATCTGCCCCTCAGCCTCGAGGATGATGCTGGGGATAGCCCCATTCTCAAAGAAGCCAGATGCCCACAGGTTAGCGTTTTTAATGAGCTTGCCTGACTCGATGGCGACTTGGCCCGAATGCACACCCTCGTGGATGTCATCCTTGGAATTGAACGTCCTGAAATAGACAATATCCTCGGCCGGAAATAGCTGTACTTGTGTCCCTATCTTCTGTTCGAACAGCGTCGGGCCTGTGCGATCCCACGCCTTGACCTTCATACTGTTGGCGTTGAGCACCATCAGGTCAGAGAGCATATTGCCGGCGCGCTCTTTGTACAGGTAGGCGGCGCCTTTCAGGCATAGCCACATCTCGACGTACCACAGCAGCGGGCGCATATCGATCGGCCACTCTATTTGATTGTCCTCGTCCTCCTCATCCTCCGGCATCTCGATTGGGTACACCGCATAAGGCACCTTGGCTATGTTGTTTGCTCTCAGGTTTGCCGCCCAAAACGACCACGCGACACACTTGTATAGGTCTTGCGGATCGCTGCCTCCGCTACCATCGATCAGCCAGTCAAGAAACTCATCGAACTGACCGAGCGTAACCGCTTTTGTCCCTAGTACCCCGCCCGCTATCTTGTATTCGCTCATAGTATGTATGCCCACGGTCCTGACTGTTCAATGATGCCGACGCTCATATACCTGTACGCATCCATCCGGTGGAATCGGCGCTTGTGCTCGATCTCCTCAAGTGGATTTCCGGCGTCGTCCAGTTTGCGCTTGTAACTGCCGATCTCGTCTCTGAATCCCCGAAGGCTGCGAAAGACGCGCAGGCGGTCATCCTTGATGAGCTGCGTTCCCCTGTCGATACCTTCCTCAACACCATCGACAGCAGGCTCATCGACTCCGAAGCCGTCCACGTCCCAGTCACGCCGGAACTGGCCTTCACTCTTTGCCCCGCCCCAACAGTACCACTCACACTCATCAGGGATCTTGCTCTTTCCTATCGCTGCGTACTCTGCACTGGTCAGGTTTCCGCCGAGCCACTCATCATAGATGTACACCTTGCCATCGTCCGGGCTTTCCGCGGCCCACAGTATCGCCGTGTTCGCTCCCCCAAAGTCCACGCCGATGTACCTTGTCCAGTCGGTCGGTATCTCGAATTCATCACACAGCATATCCCCGGTGAAGCAGTCATAGATCAGGCCGGCGGGCTTGGTGAATCGGCCCTCGTAGAACATCCCGAAGCGCCAGCCCTGCATCCGTGCTTTGACTCTGTTAAACTCCCTCTTCGGAAAAGCCGGGTTGATGATCGACGCGAACGATACCACGTCGATGTCATCCGCGCCGTTCTCCCACGGGTCATAGATCTCTTGCTTTAACCACCCCAGGTTATACGGAGTTGTCGTACCCAGCACGCGCCCCTCAGACAATGACAACCGGCGCTGCACCGCCTCCCAGTCCTCAAGGGTGAAATCGTCTTGGCCACATTCATCGAGCCAGGCCGCTTTCGCTGTCGCCGATTCAAGGCCACCGCCCGACTGTGCCGAGCGGAGGATGATCCGCCCCCACATCGGATCCGTGCTGCGCTGTGCCCAGAACTCGCCCGTCTCTGGGTCTTTGAGTTCCATCACCTTATCGCCTGCCCAGTAGCGCCCGACGCCTAGAAGGTTCTCAAAGACCGTCTTGAGTTCCGGTAACATCTTTAGTTTGAAAAGGTCATAACTGGCCGTGACCGCCAGATAGTCGCCTTGCCCGCATCGCTGTATCTCTCGCCACAAATACCAGGGGCCGAATGATGTCTTGCCTCCCTGCGTCCCGGCGATGACGAACACGAACCGCTTGTCACTCTGCCACGCCCTAGCCTGACCGGTATGTAGGTCAAGCGTGACCTGACCATCACCCGTCCGAGTCCAGAGGTTCACTCGGTATCCTCACAATCACCTCAGTAATCTTGAGTTCTGTCTTCTCTGGAATTGCCGAGCCTCCATCGCCCCCGTGGTACTTGTCCAAGTGCATCAAGGCCGATTGTGAATCGTGCAACTCAATCGTGGCTCGTTGTCCCTTTTGATGTACAACTTTCTTGACTAGGTGTCCTTTTGCCCGAATCTTATCCCAGTCGAGCGCGCCAGTCTCAGAGATGAAATCGGAAATATCCGCTCGTGCCATATCTCCGAGACGTGCAAGAACCTCATTAGCAGGCATAGCCATTTCTGCAAGACGTGCGTCAATTTCATCCTGCATAGCTTGTTTGTTGCGCGGGCCGATCTTCTCGGGCCACTTGTAGCCCACTCGCCGCGCTGCTTCCGTTGCGTTCCAACACTGGAAATATTCTTCTAGCCAGGCCTGCCGTTTGGTGCTCATTTCCTACTATTGACTACCTCTCCCTCACCTTGATCCACATCGTCCGGTCATCCTCACGGACGGGCGCGTTATCGGTCTCGATATGACAGATAACAGGATAGTCCCATCCGGCATTGCCACCAGATAGCCACACGGTCACGCTCGTGTTCGTGTCCGTCCTACTGTCGCTGTCAATGGTCAGCGTGGTTGCTACCGCATCCTCACCCGCCGATGGATCAACCTTGACGGCAGTCCCGATCGTCACATCATACGTAGCGTCAATGATCTCGCCATCATCCGTATCCAACCAGTCAGACTCAGCACCCGTCACGCCATTGGTCAATGGTGCCCAGTCGAACTTGTAATCCAGAACTGCGTCCGGGTCTTTGATCCATTCAGCTCGTGCCATCTCGAATCCTATCCATCATCTGTTTGCCGGTCATTCCCCAGCCGGGCAACACGTCGTCGGTCTCTTTCCAGCCCCTAGCGTATCGCTTGTTCCTGAACTCGTCAGGACTCCACTTGCTGCGCGTATAATTGCGGTCGTGCCGAATGTCAATCAACGGAACATCACTTTGCCAGTTCTCGGTCACGTATGGTCCGACCTTTGGCCCTGGCTCAAAGTGGCGGTCCCAACCGTGCCGCTTTACAAATGTATCCCGTTTCTGGTAAAACTCATACAGTTCATCCCAACACGCACATAGGCCGCTCAATTGCTGGAGGTCATCCGTCCACACGCTATGGCCGTCACTGTACCGCACCTTCCAGACGTTTGCGTTGTAGTAGTAGATCCAGCCGTGCCTCGGCCCAAACTGGAAATGATCCGGCGGGTACAATACGTCATTCTCAGCAATGAATACCCATTCAGGATTCCACCCCGACATATAGAACAGTCCACACATTATCTGTCTCAGTAGCGTATGTGGCCCTCTCGGCCCCGCAACTGTAAACTGTTCGTTCCCATAGTCCGTCGGCTCCCGGCTGACGCACACCACCGGGATGTCACCCCGCGCCCGGTCGAGCTGGTCCCGGCACGCCTGCTCAATCGCTGGGTCATGCGTGTTGCAGGTCGTGTATAGGATGGCCTTATGCACTGGCTACGTCCTCACCTGAAAGAAACTGACCATTCGGTCCCCGTCGTCGGGTCTTGACCTTACGCTGCATTGCCTGACGAATCCGTTCCTTTGTTTCCTCAGTATGCGTCTTGTCCGCAAACCCTCGCGGATGCTCTCTTTCTTCCCAAATGTGCCCACCAGATAGCTTATCTGCATACTCCTGAACTCGTTCATCAGTCTCTTTGGTCAGCCCTCGATTCCACGCTACATTCCCAGTGTTGGCCGCTCCTATCTTGGCCTTGACTTCCTCCGACCACGGTCGCCCCAGGTTCCAAGGCGTTTGTCCCAAATGAGACTGACGCATCTTTCGGATCGACTCGGGCGTATGGCGCCTACCAGCAAAACCATTGCCGTCGCCCGATCGGGTCTCACTCATCAGAGTCTTTGTCTCTTCTGAATGCGGCACACCTAGTCTAGATCCTGCTATCCGAGCGATGTTGTACAGCTTTTCCCATCCCAATTCTTCGGCATAGGTATCGAGGAAAACTTGCTCTACCTCGATCAACTCTACCTCACTGCAAAAGTAAAGAATATTGAATGTAAACGCATCCTCGCCGTGCTTGTTCCAACTGTTCTGAAGATGCGGGTTGTCGTGACCATTTCGTCTAAGGCTTCTCACATGCTCCGAGAAGCGCCTCGATAGACTGGTCGCTGAACCTATATAGAGCTTCCCATTGATCACGTTGTTGATCGAATAGATCCCCGGCCTATCAACTTCTAGTTCTCTCGCCTTTTGTTGTTCGTAATCTTCATCTGTCCACCCGGGTATGGGCCAATACTTTTCTAGCATTGCGGACAATGGATATACTTGACCCGCCCAGTTGTTGCCGTTCCACAACCATTGCGAATAATCCCTGGCTGTTTGCTGTGCGCTACCAGACATCGGATATGGGAATCCAAATCCGGGCTGCGTTCTAAATAAATGAGCATACCAAGTGTTTCGATTAGTGAGCAAACGACCGCCAGACAGATGCGTTTTACACCCTATCTCTGTCCCCATCTGCCCCCACGAACCGTGATTCTCGTCACACGGCTCGATCTCGAAATAGCGATCCCGGCGCATCATCCAGCAGGCGCCCAGCAGACTCATCGACTCGACCAGGTGCCCATCACCGGCGCGCTGTTTGTACTGTCGCCAATACTGGAAATGCAGGTCACGGTCAAAACGATAATGGCGCTGACGCGTGTTAGGCCTCGGCTCCCAGACCATCACCCGATCGAACTCGATCCCGTCGCACTTGGAACAGCACGCCGCACGCGGTCCCTGGTATGTCCGCTTGCCGCACGTCTTACACTCCCAGTCAAAGGCGTGTAGGTTGCGCTGCTCTGGCATCACCGTATCCGTCGGTCCGCAGTCCTCAATCAGGATGCGATCGAACCCCTGACCAAACGAGCAATGCGCGTCGCACTTCATCACGTAATCGCCCTGTGCCATTCGTGCGGCCTCGTTCGTCGCTGCCCGCTGCCCGATGGATACGGGATGGTAGACCAGTGTCACCCGGTCGTCATCCTCAATCGGCGGATCGGCCCACGCCCCGTCCAGAATGACGATGATCTCGGTATCCGCCTCTCTGTGCTCCAGGATGTCCTCAATCGTCCGCCGCAGGAACTCCTCGTTGCGAGCCGGAATGAGGATGCTCAGGTCCACAGTCCCCACTCCTCGCCGTTCACCGTAACCACGCCGTTCCTATTGTTCTCCTCAAATATCCGCCGGTTGCGCCTGCTCATTTCCTCCTTGCTCAGTTTCAGCCGGTAGCCCTTGACCTTGAGACTGTTCGGCGTCTTGATCGTATGCACGAGATCGTCCGGTAGTATGCCGAATTGTGCCCCGCTTCGCCATAGCCTAGCCTCAAGATCACGGTCCTCGCACCCGTACCACTCCATACGCTCGTCATATCCGCCGATACGGAAAAATAGGTCACGCTCTACGCAGACGATGCCCTTATAGTGCGGCCCTCGCATCCACTGGGCACCGGCAGCAATCGCCTTGCGGACCTCGACAAGATACTGGCTCGTTGGTATCGCATCCGCGCCCATGATCACGATGTAACGCCCGGATGACGCCTTGACTGCCAGGTTCCAGGCGTGCGCCATATGGTAGTGATCGCGCCCATCGTAGCGGTGAAAAGTCGGGATGTTGCCTTGTGCCAGTCGGTTGTTAATGTGCTCTCGATATATGCCTTGTGTGTCGTCCGTGCTAGCATAGTCTAATAGCGCGATCTCTGCCGGCGGACTGTTGTTGATACACCGGATCAAGTTTCTTATCGTGTGCGCCAGGTCGCTTGCCCTATTGTGACAGGGAATGCATAGGCTAATCAGCACGCGCCTTCCGTTCCTTCCAGTCCTTTGGCCAGCCGGGCATCCGTGGGAATTGGTCAATCAACCACTCGATATCGTGCGCCCGCTCCGGCCATCTGTTGTTCCACCAGTAATCGAAACTGTATGCATTGCCGCGGACCCGCTCGGACCGGCTCATACTGTACATCCGCCCGTATTGCTTTCCCTTGTGCAGATGAGCATACCAGGTTCGCTTGTTCCGCATAATCGCGCCGTGCCACGGGCCGAGCTGCGTCTTGAATCCTAGCTCCTGCGGCTCGCCCATAAAGGTCTCGTAGCCCTCGATCTGCATCGGCCCAATGCGGTCCCAGTGCGATCGGGACATAAACCAGCAACTCCCTTGACACGTCACATCAGGATGTAGGTCAACGCTTTCTAGTTCCTTGCGCCTGGCGTTCCACGGTCGGCCGTGGAGGCCCAGGTCATCGGGATGCAGGTAAGGATAAAAGTAGTGCATCGCATCGATCGGTCCCTTGTCCTTGCGGCACCACTCCTCTGCGTCCAGGCTATAGCGGCGCGGTACGACGATCCAGTTATCCGAACAGTCAGCGGCCAGCACCTCGTCATAGCCTTCTGCAAAAGCACAATGGGCGTCACATTTCATCAAGTAATCACCGGTCGCCACGGCTGCCCCCGCATTGACACCACCGCGCAATCCAGCGCGGCGCGTTCGGTGGATCACAATCAGATTGTCACGGTCTGGCAGCGGTGGATCAGGCCAGTATCCGTCCAGATAGGCGATCACTTCCACATCACCGGTTGCCTGATCCAGCAGGTCATTGACCGTCTGAACCAGGAATAGCTCATTCCGGGCCGGAACGATAACGCTAACCTTGCTCACGCCGCACACTCAATTGGTAAAGTTCTAGTCTCACTTAGAATAGCCAGGATTCGCGTGTCTGCCTCGATTGGCAGGATTCTCGATTCGCTCACAATGGCCTTAATCCGTGCAGCCGCCTCAACTGCCAGGATTCGCAACTCCTCGCCTATGGCAAAGATCCGACACGCCGGCACGTCTGACGAGCTGGCTGACGGTGACGCCGAGGGAGAAATGGATGGACTCACGGACGGCGAGACACTTGGGCTGACGCTTGCACTCGGAGAAACCGACGGGCTTACGCTTGCGCTGGGCGACAGACTGGGCGAAACCGACGGACTCACAGATGGCGAAACGCTTGGACTCACACTAGAGCTAGGTGAAATACTAGGCGATACGCTAGATGATACCGATGGACTGACCGACGAACTGGGAGACTCGCTGGCGCTGGCACTTGAACTTGGCGACGGTGAAACAGATGACGACGGCGATACGCTTGGCGATACAGATGGCGAGACAGATGAACTTGGAGTCACGCCTTGGCTGTGAGATGGCGACGGCGACGGCGATACTGAACTGGACGGGCTGACGCTGGCGCTAGGACTGCTAGACGGAGACGACGATACAGAACTCGATGGTGAGACCGATGGGCTAACAGATGAACTTGGCGACTCTGACGCACTGGCAGAGCTGGACGGGCTGGCCGATACGGAACTGCTCGGACTCAAAGACGCAGACGCAGAGCTGGACGGCGATGGCGATACTGAGCTGGATGGCGACTCACTAGCCGACGCGCTAGAGCTTGGACTGGGCGATACAGATGATGACGGCGACTCCGATGCGCTGGCACTTGAACTTGGGCTGGGTGAGACCGAACTGCTAGGACTTTCGCTAGCGGATGCACTAGACGATGGTGATGGACTCACCGACGAACTAGGGGATTCACTCGCGCTTGCTGAACTAGAAGGTGATGGGCTGACACTAGAGCTTGGTGACTCTGATGCCGATGCCGAACTAGACGGACTTGGACTTTCTGAGCTTGATGGTGATACGCTAGGACTGGCGCTACTCGACGGCGATGGTGATACAGAACTGGACGGTGATACCGACGGGCTGACCGAAGGTGAAACGGATGGCGATACCGATGGACTCGGCGAACTCGACGGAGAAAGGCTGGGACTGACAGACGAACTGCCACCACCCTCAGTGTACTCGACCACCAACTTGGGACGGTATCCGGCTGTCGCGTGGTCGGATGAACAAATGAAAAGGTAGATGTTTGTGCTACCGGATAGGCGTATACCGTAGTTTGTGTTGACAGCTCCGAACCAGCCCTCTACACGTGCGGCTGTTAGACTGGCAGACCATTCATCGCCCGTCGCCTCACTTCCGTCTGCCGTAAAACTACCTATGCTAGTCGCTTCATAGTCTGTGCCATAGGTGGATAGTCCAGCACTGCCGGCCCAATTGGTTTCGTTTCCGGGATCTTGATCTAGGTAATCCCAGCAACAATCACCCGCGCCTCCCGTCACGCTGTCCTTATTTCCTTCGGGCCAGGCTGCATTCCCACTCGCTATAGAGTGAATGGTAACGGTGTCTGCACCGCTGGAGGTCGTTTTGTTATATAAGTACAATGTTGCAGAATCACACGTGGCATCACTCGGTATGGATGAACAATCAAACTCGATCAGTCCGCGCCGATAGTTTCCTGCAAATTCGTGCGTTACTATCTGATCAGCCGCTCCAAAGTTTGCATCTGAATCACTCGATTTGATCCGCGTGTCTTTCCCTGCCGCCGCGTCTGGTTGCACACTAAATGTCGGGTCGATCAGGGGTTGTGCCATGCCTGTCAAGTCGGGCAGAGTGAACAGGACATACCACTGGCTCTGAATCTGGACAAACTCGTGAGCAATGGGACGTACATCATCCGTGTTGGACCAGTCATATACAACCGGCTTGCGTAACGTCATCACCGGCTCGCCGTCTCGGAGGATGGTCCCACCATCGCGTGTTAGATTATTAAGGCCCACCGGGAATGCAAACCGGCTGTTCTCTGGAACCCATCCATTTTTCAGCAGGATGCCGAGCTTGATAAAATGCCCGCCCATCCAGGTATAAACGTTAGCATTGGTGCGCGTCCAGGTCAGTAGGTTCCCAGTTCGCTCTGGCGTGCCGAGCTTGACTTGTGTCCAGACCCCGCCGACCTGGATGTATGGTGCGCCAATCTCAAAGTAGCGGTCAGGCTCTCGCGTGGGATGGATGCGGCGCATCCCGTCGTCGCCGCTGCTGACGATGAACGGTGCCTCGGTGACAATGTGCGGCCGTGCAGGGATGCCCGAATCAACCCAGTCGTTGACGATGGCGCGTAGCGTGTCACCGTCGCGGTAGGCGATGGGCTTGACGTGGAACTCGGCGCGATGTCTGCCGCCTCCCAGATCCTCAGTTGTGGCGCACGTAGTCAGAAACGCCATTCGTTCCTATTTCCCCTTGGGCGGTTTGGCCTTGTGACCACGGATGAACCCGACGACAGTTGACCAGCCGCCCCGCCCGTAAGGAGGAGAGTGAGAGAACCGTGCGCGAACACGGTAGCTCACGATGAAACCGGCCTAGCGTTGCGCTATCGCGTCCGGGCCGTCAGCCTCTATCACGCCGCTGCTAGGCTAGGCCGGTAGAAATCCTTATGTCCAAGTCAGCCCCGATACGGCTCTCATCCTCCGCCGGTGCCTCATCACTCAGGACGGCTGCATACCCGCGCTCCAGATCCTCGAATGTGAAGCAGGGTTCCTCGGCATCGCACGCCCAGCACTTGAGGATCTGGAGCGC